CCTTTATTTTTAAGGATACGAACTGAGTCATTAAATGATGTTACATTAGTGATGTATTGAGGCATAGTCATGCGTAGATTGCGCATGAAATTAGCTTGCGACATGTTACCTTCTTGTAAATCGATGTATTGTTGTTTAATACTTTTCATTGTTATTAATTATTATAAAAGTTAGTTAGTTTTTTAGAGGCTATTATTAAATCATCTAATACATCTTCTATTTTAGATAAATCAGAATAATAATCATCTAATTTATCTGTTAATTTTGATAATTTTTTTACATTAGTTGGTTCTTCTCCTACTCCATAAGCATCTATAATATTAAAATATTTTGTATGCTGTTTGGAGATAGCTTCTACTATTCCTGCTAATTTATCTTTATACGATTCAATATTAGCAGAATTTTCTGCAATTTCTCCTACTGTTAAATCTAATACCTTGCTAAGTGAGGATCTATATATATTTTCAGCCGTACTAATATCTTTTGTAATATTAGTAATGAATTCATCTATTTTTTCGGGTGTATATGATATGTTATTTTCTTTAATCATTTATCGTCCTTGTCCACGGTATTTTTTAGGTCTTGGATTATGTTTATTGAATGATTTTTTAGCTGCTCCTGTTTTGCGAGCACCAAATGTAACTTTTCTAGCGTCACTAGATCCTTTCGCTTTAGCCATTATTGATGTAAATTTTTAATTTTATTATTTAATTGGTTTACCATTTCTGATATAGTAGCTATATTTTTTTCTGTATTTTTCCAATATTTAATACCTTCTTCTCCTTCACTTAATTCTTGTTTCATACGAGAAGTGTATTCAACAATGCGATCAATTTCAGATAATTTACGTTTTACTTCACGAATTGCTTTATGTAGTTGTTCGTTTTTAGTACGAAATTTAACTTCGTTTTTGAATTTATGATAAGTTACTTCATTAAGCAACTCTTCTTTTACGATGTTTATTAAGGATTCGTTCATATTTTCTGATGTGTATGGACTTTTTTGTAGATATAAACTTGGATTTGATGAAGGTGATGCTTTAGTATAATCTGATTCTTTATCGTAATTGCTTTCGTTAATCTTTGAAAGTACATTGATAGCATTTTTATCAACTGCGCTTCCAGCTAGGTTCCACATTTTATATAAGATTTCATCCTCTCCTGCTTTAACTTTTTCAAGCCAACTATCAAATGTTCCTTCTAATTTATCGTGTTTTATTGTATGTGATAATAAAGGTCTTATTTGTTTTAAAGCATCTTCTATAGATATATTTTCGTATATTTTTACTTTTTTCTTTTTAGCTGATTTCCAAATTGGTTCATAATCTTTTACTTTAGAATCGCCTGGTGCTATTGTTTCACCTTTAGTAACAGTAAAGCCTTGTTTTTTAGCTGCTTTAGTAGCAGCATTTTCACCCTTTCCCTTAGAAAAAGCATTTGCTGGCGTGTATCCAGCAACCCCAGCAGTAGTAGACATTTCATCTACCTGCTGGCGTACTAGTGATTTTATATATTCTTTTAAATCCATTATTTAGTAGCTTTTAATTCAGATATTAACTGGTGGAATTGTAGTAAAGCGATGATATTATCATCCTTTACATTTTGGTTTTTGTCGAGTGGTTTTAATAGGTTAACAACTTCACTCAATTTAATCTGTATAGTTTTATCTGTTACTGTCTGATTTAATTTATTTAATTCAGCTCTAATAGTAGCATAATGGTTATTAACAAATTCACGCAATTTAACTGTGTTAGATATATTATTAATATATTCTTTTAGCACAGATTTTTGTGTGTTAGACATACTATTATACTTGCTATTGAATTTTTCAAGTAATACTTTATACACTAAAATACGTGTGCCTTTATCCATGGAAAGATATTCTTCCATCATACGATCCTTTACTTCTTCTTTATTTACCTCAGTACGAGTAATATGTTCAAGCAAAGTTACTTTGTTTTCTATAACCTGAGATGGTTCAACAAACTCTAGTGAGTTATGAGCTTCAATTAAGTTATAGGCAGCAGCGTATTGTGAATAATTATTGATCTTTGATTTGAAAAATTCTTCTAAATCATAAGATTCACGAATATCTTTAATGATATTATATTTTTCTTTACGTAACGCTGAGCGATTTAAACGTGAAGATATTTCTAATGTTGCATTAATTAGTGATTCGGCTTTGCCCTCTGTTAAGGCTTTAGACCCAATTATTGCTTGATAAAGTTTATGTTCTTTAGCTAATTCAGATTTAGAAAAGTATTTCTTAACTAAATTGATAGCTGCTGAATCTTTACCAGATACAGTATCGGAGGCAATTTGTCTTACTAGTAATTCAAATAATATACCAGTATTTTTGTATTTGCTGTGTTTAATTTTCATATAAAATAGTGTACACTACGTATAAATATGTAGTTATTATATGTCCTTAATATTTTTTTCGTCTAATAATGAAGATTCCTGTTCAAATATATTTTGTTTTTTTATCATATCTGCTGGGATTCCTTTTAATACATCTCTATGTTTATACGATTCAGCTAGTGCTAATGATGAACCACCTTTTGGCGTACCACTTCCTTCATCAGGAATATTTGCAGTGTATATTGGAGAATTTTCTTTACTACCCAATCTATCTTTACCCATTGAATGGTCTTGTGTACCAATAATAGATGCTTTCTCTTCAGGACGACCAACAGGACGTTTTTCATCATATCCAGGAGGAATAGGTCCATCTACATTCATACCTGTTCTACCTTTACCGTATAGTGAAGCAAGATCGTGTGGTGTACCGTATGATTTGCCTGATCTAGCTGGGTCATTACCTTCGTTTTCGATTTGTGATAAGCGGAAAGTACGTTTCATATCTTCGATTACTAAATCACGTAATTCATCGTATTGATCTTCGCTGAATTGGAAGATATTGTCATATATCCAATCAGATGGTACTAATTTACTATCAGTTAAATCTTTAGCTAATGCAATCTTTTCTTTCCATAGCATTATCTTTTCTTGTTCGTAGATAATGGATGGAACTGTTAATGATAATTCGAAATTAGTTAAAGTAGCACCATCATATCCTTGTGTATATAAGTGTACTAATGCTATTTTATATAATTCACTAAGTACAATACGTTGAATACGCTCTACTGTACGAGCGAAACGAATATCTTCAGCAGCTAATGTAGCTTTACCAGTTAAATCTTTTTCAAATCCGAAGAACGCTTTAGGTACTTTAAGTGCAGCTAACATTTCATCACGTAAGAAGTTTACGTCATCAATTGCGTTATATTCAAGACCTTTTAATGTATCAATTTTAGTATTTGAATTAGCACCACGTTGAGGAATGTAAAAGTCTTCCATTACATTCATCATGTTATACTTCAAATTATATTCACCTGTATTTTTATCTATATATGGTGTTTTCTGCATTTTCTGCTTTAAACGCTCCATATATCCATCAACCTCATTTGGAGGTAAATTACCAATATCAACATAAAACACACGTTTTTCTGGGGCACGTGTTATACGATGGAGCATCATTGCATCCTTCATCAACACATACTGTTTGTAAGTTTTACGAGCAGGTTCTATGTACGCTCTTCCGTATGGTAAGTAGTTAGCGTCAGTTAATAGCCTAAAATGCGCTATTTCATAGTTTTCAAATTTAATTTTACCATCTCTATCCTTAACACGACTATTGATACCACCAGCCGCAATCACCATTGGGTCAATCCTAAAACATACATAAGATGGATTTTGAGGATCCATACCTTCTTCACGAATCATATCATAAACCGACATTGGTGTTACACTATATACACCAAATTTTTCAGCTATTTCAAGGTGAAGATAGAAATCACCATACTTACACATATTACGAATCCATAACCATAGATTAAATTCTATGTTTAATACATCGTAGAATAAATTGTAGAGAATACGTTGTACGTTTTCATCTGATGATCTAATTTGTAATACTTCGTGTGCTTCGTTCTTTAATGTTGCTTCATCAGCAATAATATCAAGTGCAGAGGCGATAATTGATTCTGTATCCATTGCTTCATAGTCAGTATATAACTGAATACGAAGTGTTTGATAGTTCATTGTAGGGTTGTATGGCATATTAGCGCCATAGCGGTGTAACTTAGTGAATCTATCGATTAAAGCATTAGTTTTTACATTACCATATGCTTGTATGCGGTCTACATCTATTGTCTTTAATTGATTACCGCCTACATTTCGTATTACTACATCAGTAGAGAATAATCGTTTTAATCGTGTAAAGAGACCTGTATTTTGTTCAGCCATTTGTATTCTATTGTGTCAATAAATATTTATTAATTAAAACATCCATGTAATATCTTCAGGACCATATGGAGTATCTATTTGATATGGGTTTGGTTGTCCATTAGGTAATGCTGGTCTATAACCTTGTGTTGCATTTGATATTAAATCAATTGATCTTCTAGTCATATCCATACCTTGTTGAGCAAACTTAACACCAGTATCTCTAGTAAATAATCCAATACCAGCAGATATTACTAAATCATCATTATATCCATTCTGTGCTTGTGCCTTACCATTTTGCCAAATGAATACACGTAATTCTTCTAATAAGCGCTTAGAATGAAAGATAAAATGTCTATCTCGAATATACGCCTCCATTTTGGAGATAACAAGTGGTCTTGTTTTCTGAGAGTTGGTAAATCCAGGTACTGTTTGGTCGGTACCCATTTTTGCCATCCATTTATCAATATTCATTTCGCCATAAGCGCGAGGAGAATAATATAGATTTTGATAGCCTTTTTCTATAATAGTATTAACTACATCCCATCCAATATTAGCATTTTCGGGTACTAGTAAGGCATTATTATATTCAGATGCTACTGCTACTAACATATTGCCATATTCTCTAGTACCTATTTGCGATTTATATTCAGCCACTTGTTCACAGTTTTCCACATCAATGACATGGAATGCTGAATAGTCCGAACCATCCCCGCGAGCAACGTCAGCACAAATAATATAAGACTTATTATAGTCAGGATACTGCCAAATCCAAAAATCACCACCCATGAAGCGACGTTCAACAGGATCTTGTATATAAGTTTGTTCATAGAAAGATAATATATCTGGTTCAACAACTGAATTACCTGATCCTAGAAAGTCACAGTCATATTCTTGAGCAAATTCACGTGGTGACATATTTGCACGCTCGCGTTCTTCCCATCCTGCATCTATTGGTGCTACTCTATCTGGGTGTAGATTCCATTTTAGTTCTATTGCTTTAAAGTCATTTTTACCAATTTGTGCTTCAGTATACATTTTATGAAACCAGTTACCAATACCATTTGGAGATGATAATGCAATAATTCCTCCACCCGTAGCAATTGTTGGTTTAATACTCGTGTATATTTTATCAATACCTTCAATAAACGCAGCCTCATCTATTAG